TACCCAATCGAAATAAATATTTTTCAAAACTAGTTGACAATATCAAATTCTCCTATATATACCTTTTACGAAAGGTAAAATTATGAATATAAATTTAAGACAGGATGCTCCTGATCAAACTGATAAAGTTGATGTTAATGAAATATCAGAAGCAATAGAACAATTTAAATCTGTTAGCGCACAAATACTTGCAACAGAAATAAAATTAAAAGAACTAAAAGAACAAGAAAAATATATTTCTGAATTTGTCATTCCAGAAATAATGAATAAACAAAATCTAAAAACTTTAACATTAACAGATGGTTCACAGCTATCCGTTAATAAAAAGTTTATAGTTTCAGCAAAAGCAGATAACAAAGCTGAAGCGATACAATGGCTTCGAAATAATGGCTTAGGGGATATTGTGAAAAATGAAATCACAGTAAACTTTGGTCAGAACGAAGATAACAAGGCTATTGAATACATTAGCCTTGCGAGGGAGCGTGGCTATGAACCTTCTCAAAAAGAAAATGTTCACCACGCTTCACTCTCAGTAGTGATGCGAGAATGGAAAGAAAAAGGAAATGAAATTCCCGCTGATCTATTTAATATCTTGGACGGAAACCGTACAAGTATAACTAATAAAACTAAACAATAAATAATAAATAATAGGAGTAAATAATATGAGTACACAAGTCGTAAAAAAGAATAGTGCAGGTGCACTAGCCGCTGTAAACCTACGAGCCGATTCAGGTAAAGGTGCAGAGGAAATAAGATCAGATGACGTATCAACACCGATTCTGAAAATCTTACATCAATTATCACCAGAATGTAATTCAAGAAACGCTAAATACGTTGAAGGAGCACAACCTGGAATGATATATTCTAGTAGTTTTGGACAACTAATAGATGGTAATAAAGGACTAGATGTGATTGTAGCACATTCACAAACTAGATATCCTGAATGGCAAGAAAAAGGAGATAGTGTTGCAGCACCAGTTGGAACACATTTAACTCCACCTGCTAACTCAAAAGAAGAAATTAGAGGAATCAAATATAGATTACTAAATGGTAACTATGTTGAAAAAACTATGTACTTCTTTGTACTTGGTATGGTCAATGGTGAAGCAAGAAAAGCAGTGATCACAATGAGATCATCTAATCTTACACCAGCGAGAGAACTTAATAATCTTATTTCTAATTTAAGAATGACAGATGATAAAGGTTCTTTTCAACCAGCAGCATACTCAGCAATCTTTAAATTAAAGACTGCAGAAAAAAGTGCTGGAGATAAAACTTGGCATGTATATAAACCATCATTAGTTAGAATGTTAGATGTGTCTGATGAATCAGATGCACACATGTACAAGATGGCTCAGGACTTTCAAAAACAAGTATCATCAGGTGTAAACAAACCTAAGTATGAGAAAGTAGAAGAAGGTAAATCTGAAGATATTATCTAATTCCCTAAGGGAACACTTGCAAGACAAGGTAGGGCCGGGAGACTGGCCCACCTTTAAAATTAAATGGATAGGAATTTATGAAAGATTACATAGAATATTTTACCGGACTACAAAGAAGTTACGGTATTTGTAAAATTGATAACGGATACATTGACGAAATAACAGGAAAGAAAAAATGGCAACATGAATGGACTAATAAACCTGTTACCAATGAAGATTACGAAGATCATATTAAAGGAATTAAATCAATAGGAATACAACCTTGTACCGATGAAGGACTAGCTAGGTTTGGTGCAATAGACGTTGATCAATATCCAATAGACAGAAAATTTTATCTAAACATTATTCAAGATAAAAATTTACCAATCATCCCTATCCTATCCAAGAGTGGTGGATTACATTTATATGTATTTACCACTCGGTTGGTAAAAGCAAAAGAGATTAGAAACTTTTTAGAAGAACTTTTATTTATATTTAAATTACCACAAGGCACTGAAATATTTCCTAAACAAACACAGCTAAGAGCTAAAGACGGAACTTTATCTAACGGTAATTTTATTAATCTACCTTACAATGGTGAAGATAGAAAGGCATTAAATTTAGATGGCACTGCAATGGCATTTCAAACTTTTTTAGAAGTTGTTAAATTAAATTTAGTTGATCCTAAAAATTTTAAAAAGATAAAAGAAGATTTAGTTTATGCAGAACTTACAGGAGGTAATGCAGAGTTTGAAGATGGACCACCTTGTTTACAAAAATTAACTAAAGAAATGATGACTTTTACGGATGGTCGAGACAGATTTTTATATAATTACATGGTTTTTTCTAAAAAGAAATACTCAGACTGGGGCAAGAAAGTTTTAGAAGCAGGTAGAAATTATTTTACTATGGATATGCAATGGACTGATGATCATATTAAAAAGAAAATAAGTAGCTGGGAAAAACAAAATAAAGGTTATACTTGTAGTGATCCATTGCTACAACCAAACTGTATGAAAGCAGTATGTGTTAAAAGAAAATATGGAATATTGTCTGACGGTAAATCTAATTTTCCAGAACTAAGTAATCTACAAAAAATAAATTATAAACCTTATCCGGAATGGAGAATTACTGTTCAAAACAATGATGGGGAAAGGGTACCTCTTCATGTAAAAAATACTTATAAACTTTTAAATCCTAATGAATTTGAAACGATTATGTTTGAACAAGCACATATCGTTGCACCAGGAATCAAGCGTCAGGAATTAAAAAACATGATTAATCTTTTATCATCAAACATAGAAACTATAGAACCTGCAGAAGGTACAGGTCCATTAGAAGTCTTAAAGAAAATATTACACAAACATATATTCGGGGCTCAGGCAACAAGCTTCATGTCATTTGCAAGTGGTAGACCTTTAGTTACAGAGGAGTTTGCATTTTTTGTATTTGATAAATTTTTAGATAAATTAAAAAATGAAGAATGGAATTATGATGCACAAAAAACATCTTATATGATTGAACATGAATTGTTTGATAAAGACAATTCAGATAGAGATAAAAGAGCATACTTCAATCATCCAAAAAGATTTCCAGGTAAAGATGATAATGGAGAACCTTTTAAACCAATTAAAGTAGCAAAAATACCTTTGTATATTTTTGAAGAACCTGAAGAAGTAAATGAAATAGTACCAGTAGAAAGCGATGACGAAGTAGTATGATTTATAAATATTATGGTCCTCCAGGTACAGGAAAAACATATCGATTAATTAATCGAGCTAGAGCTTATGTTAGAAAATATAAAGTACCTTTAGATCGTATTGGATATTTTGCATTTACTAAAAAAGCTGCTGAGGAAGCGAAGATGCGGATGCCTTTTGAAAATAAAAAATTAAGGTATTTTAAAACACTGCACGCTTTAGCATTTGAATGTATTAAAATCAAAGATGGTTTAAAAATGTCACAAGAAGATGTGATGCAACCATATCATTATGAAGAGTTTGGAAAAAAATTAAATCTACATGTAGAATTTTATGATCGATATAATAAAGATAAATCTTTTTATTTAGGTTTCGAAAACCCATACTTTCAAATTATACAAAGAGCATTTAATAAATGTATTACTCCAAGACAAGAATTTGATTTAGAAGAATATGATCCTTTAGAAGTTGATTGGATAACTTTAGACTATATTTATAAAAATTTATTAAATTATAAAAAGGTAAAAAATAAATATGAATTTAATGACATGATCAGACTTTTAATTGATCAACCAGAAAACATACCAGAATTTGACGTAATATTTATAGATGAAGCACAAGACTTATCTCCATTGCAATGGCAACTCTATGATGTTTTAAAAACTAAAACTAAAGATATTTACTTAGCAGGAGATGATGACCAAGCAATCTTTGCCTGGGCTGGAGCTGATGTTAAAAGATTTATAGAGGAACCGGCAAAAGAAAAAGTATTGATCTATTCAAAAAGAATATCTAAAGCAGTACAAGAAGAATCTAAAATTGCTATAGGTAATATACAAGGAATTAGAAGAGCTAAAGCATATCATCCTAGAAATTATAAAGGTACCTGTGAACAAGTTTACAATTTAGATGAGTTAGATTTAACTAAAAATAAATGGTTAATATTGGCAAGAACTGTATCTAAAATAAAGAAAATACAAGATATATTAATAGAAAAGGGTTTATATTTTCAAAGTAATAAAGGTAAAAGTATAACGGTTTCTTTATACAAAGCCATAAAAAATTATAATCAATGGCGTCAAGGTATAGAATTATCTGAAGAACAAGTAAAAGATATTAAAGACTACATTGGAGAAGTTAAGTGGGACAAAAATAAAAATTGGTTTGATGCGTTTAAATTATCAAAAGACAAAGATAAAGAATACTTTGTACGTTTGTTTGAAAACAAAGAAGATTTAGATGCAGATGCAAGAATATGGGTTTCTACAATACACGCTATTAAAGGCGGTGAAGAAGATAACGTAATTCTTTGTTTAGATCTTGGTGATAAAGTCATTAAATCAATGAATCAAAGTCAAGATAAAAAAGACGAAGAACATAGAGTTTGGTACGTAGCCTATACACGTGCGAAAAACAATCTCTATAAATTTATATTAAACAATAAAGAAAGGAAAACCTACCCAATCATATGACAAACAAAGATATATTTAGTGATGCATTTCCACAAGATAAGCAGATCGGCGGGAATCATTACAAAAACTTTCACATTCAACCTTATGAGTTTATTTCTAAGAATGAACTTTCTTTTTTCCAAGGAAATGTTATTAAGTATGTGTGCCGTTATAAAAATAAAAATGGTATACAAGACTTAGAAAAAATAATTCATTATTGTGAATTAGAAATTAAAAAGATGAAAGACATAAGTAAAAAGAAATGAATATTATAGCAGTGCATGACTTATGTTTTTTTACATTAACCACTTATTATTTTTGGAGTAAATTAATATGATAGTACCGCATACTGAATGGGTTATGCCCACTGAATTTCCTGATTTAAGAAATGCAGATGAAATAGCAATTGACTTAGAAACACGTGATCCTGATTTAAAATCTAAAGGTTCTGGTTCTATAATTGGTAATGGTGAAGTTGTAGGTATTGCTGTAGCTGTAGATGGTTATAAGGGTTACTTTCCAATAGCACATGAAATAGGACCAAACCTAGATCGTAAGAAAACTTTAGAATGGTTTAAAGATATTTGTGAATCTCCTGCTACAAAAATATTTCATAACGCAATGTACGACGTATGTTGGATACGTAGTTTAGGTATAAAAATCAATGGTTTAATAATAGATACCATGATTGCATCATCACTTATAGATGAAAATAGATTTTCATATACATTGAATACTTTGTCTTGGCATCATTTAAGTGAAGGTAAGAACGAAGCAAGATTGAATGAAGCAGCTAAAGAAAGAGGATTAGATCCTAAGGCAGATATGTGGAGAATGCCTGCAATGGAAGTTGGAGCATATGGTGAAAAAGATGCTGAACTAACTTTAAAACTTTGGCACAAATTAAAAAAAATAATTGTTGAAGATGATTTACAAGATATATTTAATCTCGAAACTGATCTTTTTCCTTGCCTAGTCGATATGCGCTTCCTAGGGGTGCGGGTAGACGTGTCCAAAGCCAATCAATTAAAAACAGCACTGGCAGTAAAAGAAGAAAACCTATTACAACAAATAAAAATAGAA